GCAAGATAAGTTTACTATTTCCAGAATCCCGGCTATTTTCTAAGTTCTTCATTGTCGAAATCCTGTTTTAGTTTCCTATATTCCTTAAATGCTGCATTCAATTCATCCAAACTTACAGGCGGCCTATTTTCTGTATGCCGGAAATAGTTCAGCAGAATTATGCTATTGCGAAACCTATCCTGTGTCATCTTGGACTTTTCAGTTAATTGCTTCATGTGCTTTATCAGAAAATCCGTGTCCTCTTTTTTCATTGTCAATACCTCAACCTCCGTAAACCCACAGCACAACAGTATCGATATAGCCCGATCTAAATCAGTGTTGTATTCGGTTGAGTTTTCTCTCTTTGCTAACCTTGCATTCAAAGTATCTATGTAGGCTTCGCGCTCGTTAATTGCATTTACCAAATCTTCCAACATTTTCTTTGTTGCTTCCTTTTGTCCAAAAGTCATTTTTGCGGAAACCTCATGTAGGTATTGGCTGAACTTGGATAGCTTATCTTGAATTGGAATCATTAGAAATTAGGTTGTCTTAAATCTATTTTTCGTATTTGAACTACGATTGTAAAGAATAAAAACGTTAATGAAAGATTATCTATAGTATATGACACACCTTTCATTCTTAAATTCCCATTTCTTATTTTTGATGCAATAGGAATTAAATCAATTGTTAATTGAAATTCTATGAATATTCTATGAATTGCTGTCATTTTTTTGGTTTTTAGGTTTATATATTCTATTCATTGACATTGATAAAGATTTCCCAAATGTTGATTTCCAGTTTATTTCTTTAACTTTTGATCTTCGCTTATGATTCCAACCTTCATCAGTTGCCCAATATGTTTCACAAGCCTTTTTTATTGACATCTTAACGTTTATGTTTGGGTAGTACTCTTCCCACTTCTCAATAAATTCATTATCCGCCATTATATTTATATATTCTTCTCTAAGAGTATTTAAGTATAAATCTTTATCTGTTCTCCACGTTGGTTCTTTATTAGTTAGTATATTATTTCCTTTAGTATTTATTTGTGGCGGGTTTTCCGTGTCCGGTTTTACCGTGTCCGGTTTTTGCCGTTCCGGTGAACTATCAATGTTTTCAGGTATTTCAAAAACATTGTAATCAATTCCTACATATTTACCGGATTCTCTTAACTCAACTTTTTGAATGTAACCACACTCTTCAAGTTCATTCATAGCAGAATAAATACTTTCCTTACCTTCTTTTAAACATGCCGTTAATCCACTGATTGATAAATCCCAATTATCAGGTAATGAAAGCATGAATGATTGTAGTCCTTTAGCTTTAAGAGATAATTCTTTGTTTTTGAGATGGTGATTTGACATCACTGTGAAGTCCTTCGACTTTGCTACTATAATTCTATTCATTGGCTTAAAAAATAAATCCCCTTTGGTTTCGGGGTGCAGCCCTACTCCCAAAGAGGTTAAAGTCTTTTTTGTTCCTGCACGAACGAATACAAATATACTCTTTATTCCGATATTATTGAATATACATCTTACTTTTTATTGTAACAAATGAATATTCCTCCGGGTAATCCTGAACGAATTTGTTCCTTATTGTGTACAATTTCAAAAGTGGCTTTCTGATATTTGCCAATAACTCATGATATTTCTTTGAATTATCGTTAGGTATGGATTTCATGTAATTTTCAAAATAGTCTATTTCGATGTTATTCTGTCTAATGTTCATTTATCAATGGTTTGAAGGTGAATAGTAACTACTTCGTGATCGCTGTCATTGAAGGCCTGTTCTCGATTAAATCGGAAATCTTCCAATTCTTTTTGGTTATCAAATTCCAGCTTAAGCCTTTTAAATCGAATGGTTTTCTTCTTTGCGCCTCCGTTAATTGCACAAATGGTTATTGCTTTTAAATGTATCATGCGTATTTAGAATGAGTTTACATATTCGTTTAATATATTGCACATTTCACTATCCCAGCTAAGAACCTTCCCGTTTGACTGGTAAAATACTTTTATGTGAGGAAAATGATGAAATACATCGCCTGAATCTTTGAATCGATCAGTGGTTTCAACAATACCTAAATATCGTTCAATGAAATTAGGTGTCTTTGTTACAAAGTATAGCCCGTCTTTCTTTTCTATTTTAGTAATATTCATTCGTAGGAAATTAATCCCCCTCATAGTTCCCATTTAAAAATCAGTCCTATAGTTGCGATTAGGATAGTTTACCTATGAGGGGGAATTGGTTAAAGATTATTTATTAATTCTTCCTTTGAAAAATAGCAATTTTCCTCTTTGACCAATGCTAATTTCCAATTTTCTTCTGTCCCTGTGTTAATGTAGATTTCCTTTTTAATTTCTTTTTTAACCTGACATTCCATAATCACAATACGAGCATTAACAGCCTTGTTATCTACAATTACCCATACTGATTCACCTAAATTAAATTTGAATTGTACTGTAGTCATCTTTTTTGATTTTATTTAATAAACTTTGATTGTTTCCACTTCGGTTTGCTCATAGTAAAATATGGCATTTCAGCATTCCAAAATTCGTAGCCCTGATACCATAGCTTCTCATCCAAGCAATACCGAAATGCTGTGAGTGTCTTTTCAAACTCATCCTTTGCAGCTTCGCAGTAATCGCTTGGACAATGTATAACTACTGAATTGTACGGGGTTTCTTTTTCAACTACGATGAATACAAACTCCGGGAACTTGTACGCGGTTTTATGGTAGCCAGTTAAATAGGCTCCGACCTGCAAATCATATTCCAATTCAGCAGCCTGTTTGAACCATTTGTCCGGTTCAGCGTTCGCAGTTGTTTTGAAGTCGCAAATGATTAGATGTTCCTCAATTTCACATTCAGCATCTACATATCCAATGATTGGAATCTCTGTTTTCTTGTCCGTCCATTCCAACTTCTTTTGGATTTTTGTAACGCTGTTGAGATACGGTTGACATAGTTCGTTTTCCTTAACTGATTCAGCAAGTATTAATGCCAGCCTATGAGTTTCGTCGCTAATAAGAGTTTTCTTATTGGCCTTGGCATCTTGTACCATACCAGCCCATGTTGCCTTGGCATCGTTCGAACGCCTTTCAAACTTCGTAAATACTTCGAATTTGTCTTTAAACTTTTCAGGTTCAAAAACTAAGCATTCGGTAGCATTACCGATGGTGAATTCTTCTTTTTCTTCCCGAGGCTTTGTAATATACTCAATGTAATGCTTCGGGCTTTTACGGAAGGCTTTCAGACTTGAATAGCTTACCGGCCTTTTTTTAAGGTCTTCGAGTGTTAAGATTGGTATATACATTAGATGAACATTTCAAGTATTCCCTCATAAAACTCAACCGTATTATTTCCGTGCGCTTCGGCTTCCAGTAGCTTGTTTCGAATAGCTTCGTTCATTTCCACATCTTGGCAGAATGATAGTTGCTTGCTGATTGCTGTTTTCAGATTGGCTATAATATCCTTATCGGTATACTCAACCACTCTTACAGATTTGAATTCCTCACCTCCGTAAATGTCCGAAGCAACTCCAAGTTCACTTGCGCACTTCTTTAGTGCATCGGTTGTGGCGGCCTTAAGATCGTTTCCAAGATCGAGAGGAGAATCCGAAGGCTGTTTTTTTCCCTTTCCTGCTGCATCGGTTATGTATTCAGTTTTGAATGCAATGTCAGACCGGCCAAATTGTTCTTTTACAATTGTTCTTTCTTTCACATTTACGGTCAACCTGCCAAGTACGATACATTGCTTCGACTGCATATTGTATTCGAATTGTTTGATCTCAAACGACCAATCCCAACCGAATACCATGTTTAGTACTTTTTTAACGTATACGCCTGTCACGTAATCCCATTCTCCACCTCCTTTTGCCGGACGTGAATAGATGTGATTCTTTGGCGTTTCGGCTAACAGCATGTTAAGCTGCTTTGCATTTAGAATCGGGTTTTCTACCTTGGAAATCTCACTCAAAGAGATAACGGGTGTGTTTTTGTTTTCCATACTTACTTATTTTGGTTTCTCAAATATACTAATATATACTGAATATTATAGCATTTGTTGCAATTCATTTTCGAAATCTTCGGGTAATCTTAGCTTTTTTGCAATGATAATTGCCTCATTAATCGTATCATCCCAAAAGATTCTTTCCTCGTGAATGTATAACCGAAGTGATCGCTCAATCATTAACTTTTCAGAATCGGTCAAAGGCACAGGCCAGTCTATTGGCTTTTGTTCTTTTTGTTGGAGGGCTTTTTTTAGCATGGGTTAAATGGATTTAATGCGTCGGTTTCAAAAAGTGTATCAGCATATTCGGTTGCAAGTTCAACCATTTCTTTAATATGAATAGGATTGTTATAATTCACATATGTAGTTAATTCGTTATTCGCTAATATTCCAGCGAGTAGTTGAGTTGCTATTTCTATTCTTTCCATAGTTCTAATTTATGATTTAAAGCACTGTTTTTTAAACGTTCGTCTTTTTTGAATATATACCACGCTTTAAGCATTGATGTGTAAATTTGCCCCTAATGTTACATACTTCGCGTTGCTTTGCGTACTGATCAATAATCTTCCGGGTCTGGTTCGTTGCTGTCGGAATATCCACACGATCTACAATCCTTTTCTTCGTATTCGTACCAGTTACTTTTGATCTTAATTCTCCCTGGTTTAATCTCAAAGTCATCTGACTGGCATATCGGGCATGTTTCAGCTTCTTTTTGGTTCCACGGTGCATCTGGGTGGTTTTGTGTTCCTACTGGTAAATTGCTCATTGCATTTTTTTATTAAGATTGAATTTTTATTGGTTGCGATTATCTTGTATGTGATTTTCATAGATGCTTGTATTTGTTGATTTCAATTTTCTGCCTTTTATAATCGCATAGACAATAACAAGCGTACTTGCGCTAATTAGGAATGTGTACAAAGGCCATACTGCGAAGAATCCACAGCATACCAAAACTACTGATATTATAATTGTCGACTTTTTCATACGCAGTCTTCGGCCATGGTGTAATAAAAGTTCGCTTTGTCTACTTGTTTTTTGTAATCTTTCCGACCGACTAGAATTCCGGCTCCAAAGGCTAAGGCTAACAATATAGCCACGATGATGATCGTTTGTTTTTTCATGGGTTCTTTATTTTAAAGTAGTTAATTTCCTTTTTCATTTCATCGATTAGCTTCTTTGCCGTCATTAAGATAATCCCGCAATAGTGGCCTTCGGATTGCCATACATAATAATGAGTTTCAAACTCATCAATAAACTTGATTTTTTCTTGTAGTGTCATCATGGCTTTATTAGTTTTCGTAAACTACTTGGTACATTCCGGGTGCGAACATTCTTAAGCGAAGATTCATAATCCTGTTGAAATCCTTCATGAATTTAACATCTTCTGTTTGTGCTAATCGATTAATAAGCCTCTGCCTAAAATCTTCGGGCATTTCGCTATATACCCTTGTGTAGTATTCGGCTGCTGTGTGTTTTGTTATTGGTTGGCTGTAAAGTGTCATTGTTGTATATATGGTTTATATCAATATATACGGACAATATTAATACTTTGTTTCGTTTCGTCAAACAATTAGTGCATTTATTTTATTGAATTGTGACGAATGAATGGTTTTTGAGTATTAAATTTTATTTGTTTACATAAAACGAATAATATATATTTGTCGTAAAATATAAACAAATGATAAATACACATGAATCAAAATTAGGGCAATCGGTTTATATGACTGAATTGTATGATTATTTAGGTTTAAATAAATCTAATTATTCTCATTTTGTAAAAGCAAATGTGTTGAATAATGCGTATTCTGAAATAAATAAAGATTACTCGTTGTTCGGTACAAGTATTAATAATGTAGGTAAAAAAGGGCAATTCAGAATAGATTATTATATACATATTGACTTTGCAAAAAAACTTTGCATGGTTTCAAAAAGTGCAAAAGGCAATGAGATAAGGGATGAACTCGTAAAAATAACAAAGCAGGTTGAAACAGCATGTCTTGTTTCTCATCAACAGGTTTTAGATATTATAAAAATGATTAAAGTGTTTTCAGTTTACGAACATCGAAAATTAGCGCTTACTAAAAATGCTGAAAATTACGTTAATAATGCTTTAGCTATTCATCCCGAATACTCAAAAAACACCAACCTATTATACGGAAAATTTCACCAATGGAGAAATGAAGTATTGCAAACGGGTAAGGAGGTTTTATCAGAACGCGTTAAAGAATATTGTCTAGTTGAAAGAAAGCGTATACCTGCGAAATTTACACAGGATGAGGCTTTAACATTAATGGGCGATTACGAACAAATAAAAAATGCTATTTGGGATTTACTTTGCAGCCAAAATAAAAGCGAAGAAATGATAAATAATATTTGCTCATTGGCTCATGATTTAGCAAAAGAGATGAAGCCATTTTTAGAACGACTTAATCAAAGTAACTTATTTTTTAAAAAGATTGAATCAACAGATGTTAAGGCCATTTTGGATTAAATAAAAAAGCCCCTAAATTTCTCTAGAGGCTTTTACCAAAAAAAGTATGAAAACAAACTTAACCCTAAAACCTGCTACTCATCAACTTCTGGAATCAATTCCAAGATAGCATCTACTACCTGATAAACAATTTCTACAGCACCGGGATAAAGCTTTTCGAGATCGTCTTTTAAACGTTCGAGGCCTTGGTTATCGGCTAACTTAATGATTAAACCGTCTACTTTTTCGCCGGCTGCATTTAATTTAATTACTCTTTCGAGTTTTTGTTCTTGATCTTCGGTTAAAAATCCTTTTCTTTCGTCCATGACAAATGTTTTTAGTTTATGATTAAGTAGATCAAATGTACATTATTATTCTTTGTTGCCAAAGCAGTTTGAAATGTATTTTCCTGCTATCCCTGCACTCGAAGCAATAGCAATAACAACAGGTGGAAATACAAACACAGCCCCGATAATTGGGACAATCATACTAAATGCTAGCATTCCGTCACCAATAACACGCATAATCTTTGGAGTACGCTTATAATATGTTTTACCGAATGGAATACCCACCTCCATTTTATCGCCAAGACTTAATGCTTTGTTCTTGAAAAGTTTTTTCATATTTAATTTTTATTATAAATCATTAATCCAAATGAAATAATCGAAATGATAACGCTTACAATTGCAATTATATACAGCATATTCTGACTTCCTCCTACCTTTGTTCCTTCCAGTTTTTCGAACTTGGTTTCTAAATTTGTTACACGGTCATTTAATCCGTTGTACTTGCTTTCGCTTTCAGCCCTTGGCATTAATGTACGGCTTTGATCAGATAATGTATTTCTGAACTCGTTAACAGATTCAAAACGCTTTTCGGTGGCTATCTCGGCTTTCGTTACCGCCTTGTCCAGTGCCTTGAATTTAGCTTCAAAATACTTTTTAATGGTTTTAACATTCCATTCCATTACTTCGATGTGTAATTGATTGTCCATTGACCACCATTACCACTACCATTCTGCCATTCTATTGTTGCACTATTACCTGTTATGGCTATAGTCGTAGGCACGGTTGTATATGTGCCATTCATGAATGTACGAAGCAAGGTTTTATTTGAGCCAGTTCCTTTATAAATGCGTATAATTTGTTTATATCCGAGATACGTTATCCCTCCGTCATATTTGAATTGTGTCACATTTAATGTAATTGATGATACATTTGGAACATAGATAGTCGATGTTTGAAAGCTTGTATTTTGCACAGGTATTTCAAACCCTTCATGGCTTAATATAGTACCTGATTTTTCAGTATAAACCTTTTCAATGAACCTATTTGGCGGTGTCGGATGGTACGATATTGCTGTCGGTACGGTTATAATTCTATTACGTTCACTTGCGCCTGATCTGTATTCTTTTGAGCCTTTTGGATAGTAGAAGGCTACAATATTATCAAATTGCATCCACTGTTTTATAGGGCTTGCAAATGATTTATCACCGCCTCCAAAGAAGTTATTAAGGTATACTTGCTCAATTAAATAGTTAGGGTTAAATCCGTTTACTACCTTGGCATCGACCTGTTGATAAACAAGTACTTTATTGTTGAAAACTTCAAGTAACCCGTTTGCCTTGTCGCCGTCATTTACCCGAAGTCTTATGGTTATATTTTGCCATTGTCCTTTTGTAATATTGGCTACATGTGTGCCGTATGGCCATCCCGATGAGTTGTACAACGCTCCTTTGAAATAGTTATATGTTGAATAGTTACCGTTTTGATTGAACAGAAACATTGAAACCCATCCGTCCGTATCTGTTTTATCGTTGTTTGGAATAGCAGTTGAACTCCCCCCGGCTAAACCTCCAAAGAATTTTCCGCCTTTGAACAGGTCGAAGTCAGCCGGGACATAAACATCCCAACTCAAAAACAATTCTTTGTACCCTTTATCTAATGGAATGCGATAATTTCCAATACCTGAACTTGAACCTACATTGCCTTGGCCGTGGTAAACCTGTAATACTTTACCTCTACCCGTTACATTTTGTAACGTGTTACGATCATCGAACCAACCTTTTGAAAAGTATGGCCATGCCTGTGGTTTTGTTGCTGCATCGAAATTTTCAGACCATACGATATTAACCTCATTGATTGGCTCAATTGGAGGGATAACCGTATCGCAGTCATTTACTATAACCGTATCCGCAGGTAGTTTAATTAGGCTATCAATTATAGAAAGTGCCGATAAATAGCTGCGTTGGCACCAAGAATATTCTTTTTTCAGATTCTCATTAATAAGTATCAATGAATCGTATTCGGCTACTAACTTTTTGAGCGTTGGTTGCGAATAGCATTGAATCATTAAGAATGTAAGTACTGTAAAGATTGTTGTTTTCATTTATTTAGAGGTTATGATTAATCCATCTGATAATGATTCGCGTCCCATGGAATAATTTTTTTATTGTCAGGGTGTAATGTTTCCCAGTATTCATGTAGAGGTTCGTGTGCTTGCTGGCTTGTTAAGTATTCACCATTATAGAATAAATTCAAATCAATTGCCAGTTTATTCAAGTGACCTGAATTCATTGTTTTTGATTTGCCTGTTTTTACATAAATTGCCTGTTGTTCCTTTGTTCTTAAAGCTTCTCCAAGCGTAATTTTATATCCGTTTTCATTTGCCCATATAATAAGTTTGGCAACGTTAAGGGCGAAGGTCTGTTGTTTTTCTGATAATGTCATTTCTTCACATATTTGTCATCGCAATTAGTACGATGCTCTTTATATTTATCTTCGAATGATTCCTCCCATTGTGTTCGCTTTGCTATCTCTACTCTTAATTCCCCGATAGCTAAGGTTAATTCCTTATAAGCACCTGATTGTTGATTGAAATAGTATACTATGAAGAATCCAATTATAACTAGAAGTATTGAAATCAAAGTCCCCATGAACTTAATTGCATTGTCCGGCGCTTCATTTAATCCTGCTGCAACAGCCTGATTATTTCCGGCCATATAAATCGTTAACATTATTGAGGTCATTAAACTACCCATAATTAAGAAGATTATGTTTTTGATGCTTTCCTTTGACATAGCCGGTTTTTGTTAAAATATTTATACCAAAACACACTTATTACCGCTCCTAAAATTATAAATAAAAACATGTGAGTAACCTTATTTATCATACTATTACTCACATTTGCAATATACACCTCATAAGGCATACCGTAACTAGGCAATTCGCTCATTATTTGAAGCATGAAGAATGAAGCATATACAATGAAAATTATCTTAAATAGTTTGGAGAACTCTTTTTTATATCCCTCCCAACATATAATTATTAAGCTTAGATAAGTAGTTGTGAAATATAAGATTGAAGCATTTGTAAGGCCGACGGCTGGCGGCATTACAACTACTTCAAATGCAGGACAAAACCGATTGTAAACGATTTCAGCCACAATAAATAGAGTTAATCCAATTATCCTAAACATTACGGATTAGGAGGCTTCGGAGGTTTTGGCGGGTGATCTTTGCGCAAATTTTTCATGTTAGTAAATTTTGAAGTTTAAATTAATATATGACGAAAATACGTAACCTTTTGATATTTCCGGCCTTGTCTTTATGTTTGCAATGTACGACAAACTAAACCGAGTATTTGTATTAAACCTGATTTCGGCATTGGCTCCAAATGAATTAACTATATGAAGGTTATTCGGGTTCCGGTTCCAAATTCGTGAGTATTCACCGCCAATTATTAACGAAACTTTTCGCTTGATAGGCATATACCCTGCACCAAATGAAATAGCATTATACTTCATTTCCGGAAAACTCTCGTAAATTATCGATGGTTCAATCCTATTATAGTGGCCAAACATTCCCAAACGTATGTCCAAACCTTCCGTGAATGCCATTTTCGGGTCGATACCACCGGATAAGTAAATCCCGTTATCTCCCTTGTATGGATGATAGTTATAATAATCGATTAAAGGTAATGCTACAAATGCCGAAGCGTATCCTATTAATACAGCCTTGCGAATCGGTGAAGGGTCGTGCATACTTGCATTAAGCTGTATGCAAAATAAAAGAGATATGTAAATTAGTCTATTCATTGAAAAGATATGTTATTTCTAATTCGGTTATCTGCCTTGCGTACATTCTGAAATCATCTAATTTTCCACCATAATAATTCGAACCAACTCTACCTATGTAACATGTATTTACCACAATGGCATTTCCCGGAGCGGTAGTCCCTGACTGCTCAACATTGTTTACAAATAGCCTGTTTTCTTTTGTGGTTCCATTGTGTAACATGGTAACCATGTACCAAATATTATCCGTCAATAATGATGAACTTTTTGGGTTGTATGTAGTTCCATCAAAATGTCCTACAAGCACATTTGAACCCGCGAATATGTTCAACCTCTGCCCGGTTGGCGCATATGAAAATGCTCGGTTAGTAACCGAAGCATCGTGAAGAAACCAAAAGTTAATCGTATAATCTTGCGCTAAATCTAATTCTGTAAAAAGAGGTGTCTGAATGTAATCGCCACCATCAAATAAATATGCTTTATTTGCGGCTCCTTTTCTATCTGTAGTTAATACAGCCCCTGTTACTGTTCCGTTATACCCGTTCCCGCTTTCGTCATTCGCATTTCCGTTGAATGGGTAATACGCAAAATAATCTGTAGGGATTGGATTAAAACCTGATCTTTTAATAGCCCTATGTCTCATTAATAAACTCATACAACCGGATTAAATTCGTCACCTGTAACACCAGCAACCTTTAAAAATACATCTGTTTCAAGATGGTATGTTATTAAATAATCAGTTACAACAGTTTCTAAACTTGACCAGTCCGTTAAGTCCCCATTGGCGGCCGCTATCCATCTTTGAGCAAGTGATAAAAATATTTTCCTATCATCATTTGCATATGCTAGAATAACCCTACGGCATAACTGCATAACCTTGTCGTACACAATTTGTTGACCATTGAACTTTGCATCTGTGTGCTGCAACCCCATTAGATATCCGGCAAATCGCACGCTATCAGTTTCTACTCTCTTCCTCAAATTAATGGGGTCATTGTTTAACAACTCCCATTTCTCCATCAGTGTTAGTGCCATTCGATTAGTTGTTAGTTAGTTATAATTGTTCGCCTGAAAACTTTATTTTGTAGTAATCTGTTGAATCGTGAGTAATTTTCATGATTGAGATTTCAAACATACTATCAGTTGTACCATCAAATGTATATGTTTTGCCAGTTTCATCCCAATCAGTATCGTCAGAAACCCAATTTAAAGAGCCTCCAAATGTAATTATAACCGAACCTGTAATTCTAAAATGATATGATATCAGCCTTATGTTTGTTGCGTTTGAAAGTGAAAGAGTAAAATCATCGCTTATTTCATCGGTTGAAAATATCTTTTGGTATTTCGAATCGCAATCGAGTGTTATTGTGTCCGGTGTTCCTACGACTATTGAGACAGGTACAGGTATAAGATTAATGTCTGTTGATGTTCCTACACTACCAGAAATAGCAGTACTTACAGCAAGCGTAGTTGGATATTTCGTATCGTCAGGGCTGGTTAGATCAGTGGCTTTGTTTGTTAATAACTCATAGACACTTAGATCGGGCTTGTTTAATATTTGCGAATCTCCTGTTTCTGAATTCCAATCGGCATTAACATTTACCTCTGCACCGTTGGATACGTTTAAATGCGTTCTCAAAGCACTTGCATTTATTCCCAAAACAATCGTACCAGTCGTTGTTATCGGGCTTCCTGAATCAGCTTCTATACCATCGCTGCCGGTTATGGCTACGCTTGTAACTGTGCCCCCTGTGAATGCTCCTTCGGTTGTTGGAATGCGAACCGCCTGATATTCGAATTGCCCAGCTGTATAAGCGTTTATTACAAACCCACTTGCCGACTGGCTTACGTAATCGAATCCTATTCCGTTTTTATCGATAACATTTAAAATATAATCGTCATCTATAAAAGGGGTTAGTACTTCGGATAAGTTTTTAAAATCGAATTCCTCTTCTCCACCTGCTGCCGTAATTGTTCCTGCTCTAACCTCGGTTAAAAATATACCACCCGCAGAGCCTGAAACCGTTGCATCAACATAAATCTTTAATTCGTCAATTGCATCGCCTACGTTATCGGCTGCAATACCCTCGCTACTTGAAAAATCAATATCAGTTGCAGTAAGTGTGATCGCTCCGGTTAACCCGTTCACAGAAATTACTACGCCCGAATTAGTAGTGTCTACCCATTCATCCGTGTCAACGTCCCAAATCCAAACGGTATCAGTCGAGCCAACAATAGCAAACCATCCATTTTCTCCAACAGTATAAGCCGATACTAAAGCTGCCTCATTGGGAAAGTAACCTTTGTTTGCCTCTCCTACTGCGTTAACAGCATCTCTCAATTGCTCAAATGTGATCTTTCTCGACACATAACCGCCCAATCCATTGGGTACAGTTACTTCGTAGAATGTCCCTGCTGTGGTTGTAGTTGTGGTAAGTTGTATTACGTTTTCTGACATAGCGATTAATTGAAAGCATGAATATACAAAATGTACCAATTACCCGAATATATTACCGGGTCGTCCCCCGAAGTTGTGTTTGTTATTTCAACCCACAACTTACTACCTTCATCTGCATTTATACCGGCAATTAATGATATAGGGTGCATCTCTGTTCCTGAACTGGAAGAATTTTCTATTTTAGCTATTTGAGTGCCGTCTAACATAACGCGAATTGCAAATACATCATTTGCCGTTCCGCTTAACGTCACCGTGAAATTAAAAAGAAAGTGAGCTGTGTCGGCTAATATTATTGTATCGCCTGAATATGTTATCTTTCTAAGGTGAGACAACCCAAATAGGCTATCGTATACATTTGTAATTGCACTATACACATTTTGTGTTACTGAAATTGCAACTGAACTATCGGCAAATCGAGCCCATCCATGTGGGGGATATAGAATATTGTCAAATACATCAAAATGACCATCAGGTGAACGCACTGTATCAATAGTTGCATTATCTGCACCCAATACATTTGTTAATACAGTGTCTTGAATGCCTATAATATTAACAGCCGCCCCTGCTGTATCGGCATAGTTGGCCGTGTCTGTGTTAATGCTTGCCGGGTTTTCGAATTCAACATTTCCCCCGATGAACAGATCGCCACCGGTTAATGCTTTTATCGAATCAGTTTTAATAACAGTTTTCGTAAAGGTGTTCTTTTGACCATTAGCAACCAAGGCCGAAAAGAGTAATATTATAACGCTTATTTTTTTCATCGCTGATAAGTATAATTGGTTTCAGTTAATTTAATATCGGCCTTCCCTATGTCCGACTTTCCAATCCGATCGAACTCTATACCTTCTTCATTCTGGCATGTTACCCCGTTTACTGTTATTGTATCACAGGAAAAAATACCATTAAGCAAAGGCAGTAAGCTAATATGGACGTTTGTAAGGATGAGGTTGTACACATTGAACGGGGTTCCTCTCAATTTAATCATGTTTTGCCGATCAGTAGCAAATGCGGAAATCTCATTACCCGGTGAATCAGGTATGAATTGTCCGGTAGAATAAAACAATCCTGTGTACCTGTTTGTAAGGCCGTCAACAAATACAGTCCCGTAATCGTTCGATTGGTTTGTAAATGATATCTGAACAACCCTTCGGCGATAAACTGCATCAGTATGTACCACAAATTTATTCGTCCGAATCCCTGCCGATGAACTTTCAATGTAGTAGGTGCCTGCCGAAGAAAAGGTATAATCATACCTGTTTACTTTTTGGCTTACCCATCCTGTAGGAGTTATAGCCGTATGGGTTATTGTGGCAAATGAATCGTATGCCTGTGTCGTATGATTGAATTTATAAACAGTCAAATCTTCGCTACCTTCAACCGTTAACCATAACTGTAACGATAGTTGTTTGCCTATAACCCAATCTTGAAAGTATTTCGATGGGTAAATACCTTCGATTACTTTAGTACCCGGCCTGAAATTTTTAAGTGAAGGCCATTGAGAAGAATGGTCTATTAATTCACTTACTCTATAAAATCTGATCGGGTTAATATCGGGTATAATTACCTGCATAGTTACATTAATAAATGATTTTGACCATCCATAAATAAGGCATCCGAGCCATCCATGAATACCTTTTGGATATTCTGACTTGCTACCGTTCCAAATAATTTATATTTTGCTTTGCCTTCGTATTCCATTGTTTCGATAAGATCAATAAACCCGGCATAACCTATACCATCGAATGTAAAGTTAATTATTCCATGCGGATTAAGTTCTATGTTATCCCGTAGCTGATCTGGGAAAGTACCTTCGAACTCTAACCACTCGGGATTAAATAGACGAATATCCGGTAAATCAGCTTCGGAAATGTCATCGAACTCATTAACGATATCGTTATTTTGATTTAAATACTGAATGTTTACTTTCTTGGAAGAGGAAATGAATTTAACCTTAACAACATCTTTCCACAGTGCAACCTTTAGAATATTGCCCCATCGTAAAAGATTTTCCCGTGGTGTTAACATTAAGTTGTAGTAATTCTCAATCCCGTTGAATCCTGATAGCACTGATGAACCACCTTGCGCTGTTGAGCCTCCTTGTATGGTGTCGTTACCGTCTGTTCTTACTATGTATATTTGTTCATCCTGCTTCGTGTCCTTACTTGCATTCTGTGAATACTGCAACCTACGGGTTAATTCCATCGAAATAGAACTGAAATTGTATAGCGCCCGGACGTTCATATCATCTTTTACCGGCAAATTAATGGCGTGTTCAGTCTGAACGTGAACGTCATTCACCCCTTGGAACTCTTCGTACTCACCTGTATTAACAAACCCCGAAACAATATTATTGAAATATCCTTCTTTCATTGGCTTAATAACCAATTCGGTAACCTCTCCAATGTCACCCATGATGTAATCCGATTGAAAAGCATGCTCTTTTTTTTCAATCCTGATACGGTCGTTTACAAAATCATAGTAGCACATTAAGTTGTACACGCAATCGAAAGACTGAAATAGTTTTCTCCAACTTATGTTAAATGGTTTATTAGGAAATCCACGCACATTCCATCCGGTAAATATTGCATCGCGTGAACCTTCGCCGTACTCATCGTATTCAATAAATTCAGAAATAGTACGACCGAAGAAATCCGAATAAAATAGTTTTGAGGTGTCAAGTTCAGCAGTTGACAATTGGAATAGCCTTGTAAATGCTTCGTGTGGAAAGTAGCTTTTAACGTATGTTTTCGATTGTGAAGTTTCTTCAAATAGATTTAAGTTGAAATCTAAATGAGAGCGAACGTCAAGCCTAAATCCACTGGTAAAATTTTCGTAATCTGGTATGGCATATATGTACCAATCAATTCTACCGCCAGAAGGTACTGTAACTGATTTATTTTGTAACGTGCTTAGATTCCAAGAAAAATCAACTTGCTCAAAAGAGAAAAAAAACCCTATAAGAAATGGGTTATTAACATCTACAACAAAAGTTTCAATTAGATTATCTTCGAAATCATAAACATCATAATTGAATGTCATTACATAACTGAATCGCCTAGTTCCAAACTCCACCCCAGTTGGTGCCCTGAAAAATGCATCTAAATAAGTTATATTTGAAGTTGTAGTAATTGAGGCAACTCTAACAACTGTTGAATAGGATAGATTATTTTCATAAATAGTACGAGACCCCCCGGTTATTAATTGAATTCTTTCTCCAACTTCGTTTATTACAGTGCTTTGTGTATTTATAAGTATCTCAAAAGGTATAATGCCTTGCGAAGGCGGGTCGATTGTATCTGGTTCATACTCTCCTAATCCCCTTATTACTTCTGTAAAATCGCTTACGGTTTCAACATTTAGAACCAATGGTATAGGCTCAAATCCTATGTTTGTTGGGGCGAACTGGAAAGCATCAACTACATTTCCATTGAGAGCGTTAAGGCTGTTAATGTCGAAGTTTATTTCATCGTTCAAAATAAACATTTGGTACTTTCCCGATGCAACAAACCCGGCCTCTACATAATCCCTCTCAATGCTTAAGCGTTCAGGATTCAAATCGATAATGCCTTCGAACTGTAATGTGTAGCCATTCGTTTGATGGTTTCTTCGTTCGATCTTTATGCCTATGTAGCCGTTAACATTTGAGATTCCATTGTCTTGATAGTACTGGTAGATTTCGTTTCCTCCTCCACCGGGTTTACGTGGAAATCTGTATGTGCTTAATGTGTAACTTTTATTAACCCCCCAATATGTTTTATCCCGAGCGTATGTAATACCGCTTTTATCCCAACCTTCCGGGGCAAATATATCTAATTCTTCTCCGCTAATCGTTAATGTAAATTGGAAATAATTCATCGATTCATGTATTTTTTAGACCAGTTTACTTTTATGTTAGCCCTCTTTGTGCTGTATTCTAAACCCCTTTCGGTTAAATTGGTTTCGTTCACTGGCCTATTGATAATGGCTTTTCGGGTTAACCTGTGCTCGATTATCAATTCATTGAACTTTTCAACAGATAGGCCGCCTTCATTCATGACCTGTTCAGTAATATGGTTTGGCAAAATGTCAGTTCCTTTTGGCAAGTTCATTAAAGTGGATTCTCCCGGGCTTAAAAATGCTTTCCCTGTTGGCAATATTCCGATTTCCCGGCCAGCATCTCCTACGATAGCAGCCCCGCCTTCGAAGTCTTTTACACCTTTGGCAAATTTAGGAATAGGACGATTGGCAACAATACCGGCCTGAACTCCGCCTAATATACCTAATGCGATTTGAAATGGTATGGCAGCAGGGTAACCTATTGTTGCCCCTGTTTTTATAATCGCTTGCGCAGTTCCAATAATAATGTTAAATATAGCGTTCAATTTAGCTTGTTGTGCTTCTTTTCGCTGAACCTCTTTTCGCTTTCTATCGAATTGGCTTCGAATTCTATCTTGCATAACCTCATTGCCTTTGTACATCTCTAGTTTTGCAGCTTCCGCATTGTCAATGGATATCATTTCATTATTACGTAATTCATCCCCAATAGAAAATACTTGCTGTGACATTGTCATTAACGCATCGGCAACCCCTTGGCGAACCTTCAATTGTTCCTCCGATGCCTTTCTAATTATTTCAAGTCGTTTTTCTTCCTCTTCCTCTAGGTTTTCGGTAACACCTGAATTAAGTTCATTATTTAATTCTTTATACTCGTCTGATATTTTAGTCTGCTCTGCTAATATATATGCATCTGTTTCTGCATTAGCCTCAATTAACATTTGCCCATGTGTCTTTTGCAATGCTAATTGTGCATCGAGAAGTTTACCAGTAAGTTCTAATTTTTTCTCATCCGAAATCTCTGAAATGGCTAATTGCCTTTGTGTGGTGTCTATTTGAATCTCAATTAGTCTGGCCGCAAAGGTTAGTTCGTCTATTTCCTTCTTTAATAGTAGCGCTTTATTGGCCTGTATTTGCTTTTCTGCATCTGTTTCAATTGCAGCTAAGTTATCCTGTAAAGCTTGTAATTTTCTTGCTTTTGCTTCCTCTGCATCTTTCTTTTCCTGCTCTGAAATTTCTTTGTTAAACTGTTGTAATTTAACCTGTGAGCGCCTCGTTTCCTCATCATATTGGGCGCGTGCTTCATTTAATTTCACTTGTGTATCGGTTACTTTTTGAAGCATTGCATCGTTGGTGGATTGGTATTTGGATTGAATTTCCCCGGCTTTTTTACCTTCCTCTCCAAATGCTTTTATAGCTGCATTAGCCTTATTCTGCCTGATTACATTCGCGTCAATTAAATCACCTATGAATAGTGAACCTGTCTGCAATAGTCTCTGTTGTTCAATTTCTGCTGCTTTCTGCTCTTTTATAGCTGCATTGTATTGCTTACCAAGTTCTAGAATTTCTTTTTGTGAATCATATTCATTTGCTAATTGAAGTATTTTTTCTTTAGATAATCCTATCGCTACAGATGCGTTTGTGATCTCTGCATCGTTTGCAATTTCTAATAATTCAATTCGTTTATCTGATAAACCTTTTTCTAATGCCAATAATTCGGTAAGTATGGATTTTCTCTCTGCTGTTGTTTTATTCACATCTCGATAAGCAACATCGAGTTCAGCTATCTTGATATTCGCTTCGGATTGTTCAGCAGAAAAAGACCTATTCCGGTCGCCAAGTTCATCTATTGCTTCTGCATATTGACCAGCCGCAGCCATTACTTCTTTAAATCTTGCTCCAAAATCTTTCCAATCGCCTGTAGCTATCGACCGAAAGAAGAAATCTACCCCAGCCTTAGCTTGAATCATTGTCTTTTCGAATCCGTCTGCAAGTGTTTGAGTAGATTGCATTACTCCATTGAATGCCTTAACAGCAATAGCCCCAGCGCCTAATGCAAGGCCAAACGCGCCTAAAATTCCTTTAACTCCATTTATTGCAGTTCCGTAATTTCCAATGTTTTGTTTCTGCTTTCCTGCCGCATCGGAATTTAGATTAATTGTTTTAGTATTATTATCAATTTCTTTATTAAGTGCCGCAATTTTTGCCCTACCATCTTTTGTAATAGTGGAGAATTTATTCCGCTCGGAAATAAGCCTTTTATTTGCAGCAACGAGCCTATCAATAGAGCCTTCCTCTGTTTTACTTAGTTTTATTTCTTCCTTAATTTGAGCGTTTTTTTCTTGTAAAAGCGCCTTACCTTTTTGTAATGTCTTATTTCTAGATTCTTCTGAAACCAAAACTTTTGCTAAAACCTTTTTAGTTTCTTCCTGAATTTTTATTCTCTCCTTTTCGAGATTAGAAAGGTTATTTGTATTATCCGTAACCTCCTTAACGCTCTTGGCAGCCTTACTCTGACTGGTAGCATTTTCCTTAATAGCTTTATTTACGGCCTCGGAAACCTTTAGTATATCATTAAAAGATTTTACAAGAGCCTCAACTCCTTTGTTTAATTCCGAAAGGTCTTTTTTCAGTGGGTCTGTCTCAATCCACTCGTTAAGCTTTATTACTTCGCCCATGTTTTCTTTTCAGGTTAGCAATGTGTTTTTTTGCTTCTTTATTCCAATACAACCATTCGGTTACTGTTAATTTGTCTTTATCAAGCGGTCTATCGAGTAAATTTGAGAGCCAAACAATGGCAGCAATGTAGTAGTTCTCATCGGATTTTGTTTTCGGCTTGCCTTGCGACCGTTCCAGTTCAGCGATTTTTAACCTAGTTTCCTTTTTAATTACTATAGACCTTGCTTTCTGAACATTTTCAGTGGTTAATCTTTCGAAACCGAAGTACTTACACCCAGTTGCATCGCCCAATAACATCAGGCTATAGGCTGCCTTTAGCATGTTTAGTTCGTTAATTTCAATTATATCGGCATTCAAATCAAGTATACTATTTTTAAATGTAGATTCTCCGTTAATCTTATCGTACTGGTTGCAAAGCGCATCCCAAACAGGTGCAAGATATTCGTAATCGTAAGCCTCCGGGAGTTCATCGCATTTCAGCAAGTACCGATAATCATTGTTGTGATCTAAAACAGCAAAGAATCTCCAAGCCGGAAGGAAATCGCAACTATTCCAATGAGGTAGTAGAATCTTCGCTTTCGGCTTCGGCTTTGGCTTTCTTCTTATAAATCGGGGCAATAGTTTCTGGAACATAGGCAATTGTCTGAATAAATTTAGTAGGTCGTTTGCTTTTTACATCAAATTTATACCCGTTATACACAGGCCAAATTACTACATCTTCCTTTGCCTGTTGTGCTAGTTGTTTTCCTCTTACCTTACAGTCGTGTAATGTCATTTTTTATAGTTTCTTGGATGTCTGGTATTACTATCTCTCCTAATACCGGGATATTATTCGGCATAATACCGTAAATCCCGTCATATTTCATTTGTAGATCGGTTGCCTTTTTGTCATTCGAATCAATATACAGCCCGTCATTTCTTTCCTCTGTGTAAAAGCCTTTGTAAAAATTGCCTTCGTTATGCAAATCAGGGGTATACAAATCGGCTTTACCTCCTAAAGATATTTTTTCCTGTGCATATCCTTCATCTGATAATTCAGGGCTTAACGAAATACCATCCTTACTCAAACCTTCCTCTAGTTGTGAAGTGTTCAGGTCGATAATCTCATCAGAATGTGAGGCCATCGCCTGAACACAAATTTTATCAAGGCTGTTTTGAATACTCGTTATATTCCGTTGTAAATCATCGAAAATCACTACGCAGTGGCCAGTGTAAGTATATCAGACTGAAACAAATCGGCAGCCGTTGCGATTACCTGAACAGTACCGGCAGTAATATCTACGCCTGTAACAGTATAGCGACCGGGAATAGTAGTGCTTTCAACAGCCGTAACAGTTTCAACCGCTCCCCCCTGATCGATTACTTTCCAGTTTCCGGCAGTGGTTAGATCGGTTATAGGGATGCTAACAGCCGTACCGTCCGGGCTAAATTGCTGCGATGGTTTGTAAGCAACGTCTACCACAAAGGCAAATGTTGCAACTGTACCAACTTGTGTAAGAGTTACCAAAGTAGCTGGTTTAATAGTCGTTGCAGCACGCCATACAGGGCTAACATATACGCCTTTTTTGTCGAGTTCTTCTGCATCTAGGTACTGAAATTCGATAGGGGTAAATTCTGGGTCTGCATCTGTTGCCGGCATTTGTTTGCCTACGTGGAAATAATCCAATTGAATACCAGTAATTGTTAAATCATCGTTCTTTATACCAAGAATGTTATTATTCCTGTCAACGATGAATAAATCCCATTTCTTGTTGTTATAAGTCCGGGCTATTTTGTGCTGATCTTTGGTAAGAGAGAAAAGAACTCTCATTCCGGGAATTCCTTCGCCCAAAAATAGTTTCTTGCCTATTCCGGTAGTGTGAATTCTATCTTCGGAACTCTGCGCTTCGTATGAATCAGCTTCCATAATTGGGAAAAGAGAACCTGCTGCAATACCTGCAAGAACCTCGGCACTGTCTGCAAAGTCCTCTCCATCTGTAAACGAAAACCCTCTTTTCGCAAGTAGTAATCCTTGTGGTACGGTTATAGGCGATAGTTGCTCACATGGTGCCCCTATCCCGTAAACTGCATTTAAACATAATAATTCAGCCATGATATTTATTTATTAATTGTTAAACTTCGATTAGTTCTATACTGTTTATTATAAGTGTGGCATTATATTTTGAGAATAGCATTCTAATATCAAGCATACCCAAACCTCCCGCAACAAATGTCGATTCAAACGTGCTAGGGTATGACAACCCTATAGTATCTAAAGGATGATTTACTAATTGGTTTTCAAAATCAGTTACATAAAGTGAAACAAATCTATCTGCACCACTTCCAAAATTGGTAGCATACCATTTAATCCTTAATTTGTATGTCGAGCCTATATTTATATTTGCAAATGTGCCAATACCCATTGGGTTACTATTGGCTACAATTTTCTTTACATATTGATTCATGCCTGATAACCCTGTCGCTGTCTTAACTTCGAAAAGTATACCGTCTACAGTCTGACTTGGTTTGAAGAAATCGGCCAATCCGTTCTCATCGGTATCAACAAAATCAGTTGTGCCAACACCTTTACCATTTAGAATTAATGCCTGTGTTGAGTAGTCGTAATTTGAAGCCCCGGCATATACACCTTGGCTCATCGTTAATACTCCTTTAACCCTGCCTATAACAAGCATGGAATATACGCCTGTTGTTTCTGCGAAGCTTGATTTTGAAAGCGTTCCGTTTACCTCATCGGTAAAAGTAAATGCTGCAATGAGTAAATCTTCTACAAGGTTATCGGTTATTACCTCTCTTACTTCGAATTTTACGGAATATATGTCGTTTGCCGTTGTGCCGTTTAGTTCGAAATTACTTGCGTATACATCAATGATTGCAAAATATTCATCGGTTCCGGTCACCACACTGTCATCTACAGAAATATCTCCACTTGTTAAATCTGTTGTAGTTATTATTTCATAACGTCCGGACGAAACCTCATCGACACTCGTTATAGTTACTGCACCATTTGTATTGTCTGTCATTGTGAAGTCTGCAAGTACTAACCCTGTGTATGGTGTGCCACTAACTGAATAGTTAATGTCAACTTTGAATTTACGAATAGTTTCAAAGGCATAATTACTAAACGTCACTGTTACCTCTGTTACAATGTATTGGGCAACCGAATAATATTGGTTTGTATCAAGTATCAGATTGCCGGTATTTAATTGGCCGGATGCAACAAGTAAGTATTCACCGAATGCTATTTCAGTAAGGCTTGTAATTGTTAAACTTGCTAAATCATCATCGAGCGAAAAATCTTCGGCCGTTAGTCCGCTTATCTCAATTCCGAACTGGCTATCCACTACGGTAAATTGTAGTGTTGTACTTGTTTCACCTATAATTGTCATATCGCAAAAGATGAGGTTTATATCCGTTGGCCTAAAATCAGTTGCTCCAATAGCCCCGTTTATATCAAACTCATCTGGCTCCAACAGGTTTAACTTTATTTGTGTCCAAGCAACGTCCTTTCCAAATGTCTTTTTTTCAATTGCTAATAGCTCAACCGTTAACCCATGTATTGCACTACCTAAATAAGTGCCGTATACGTTATTATTCACATCTTGAAAGAACACTTTGCAAGGTGCTTCGGACAATGTTTGAATCAATTGATGGTAATCGAGGCGATACTTCGACCGGAATAAAAATTTGTACTTTCCTTTGTATATCTGTATTTCAATGTCCTGATCGTCTGTGTTATAAATTGCCTCTTCGGAATTGTTATCGATTTCCTGTAAGTCTAGCAATTGCATCAATGATTTAGATTTCATTCCTGTATTCCAACTTGCAGTAGAAACAAATGCAGCATCATTGGCAAAGGAATAATCATCGAATGATATGTACATAGCAACTATCTGATCGAAGTTGTTTTCGTTCTTGCATGGGTAACCAGTACCTTTTTTGCTATGTTCGAATTGGCCTATCATGGACAAATTATTTGAGAAAATATTTTCAAGTCTGTAAATTGTATGTCGATACCATCAACATAATCTGAATAGCTTAACCCTGCGCTTTGGCTTGTTGGGTTGCCGTCCCAAATTGTGATATCGTGAATGATATTTCGTTTCTGCGATTCTAAAAAGTTCGGGTTGTTGGCAATTTCTTCGAGTAGTAATTCATAAATCGGGTATAGTACTGGCTTAACACTATTGGTGTATCTGTCACCTGTTCTAAAGTCCTGATCGGATTCAGTTATGATGGCAACCTTTGGCGATACCTCGAATTGTAAATTTTTTGCCCTTCCTCGTTTCTCTGTAAAGTTCGTAAACAAAACAATGAGAGGGTATTTTTTCCATTTGTATTCGTCACTCTCATCCTTTTCCTGTAGTAGTTGGATTATTTCAAGCGGACGGCCTTTGAGGAAATAAGGGGCTTCTTTAGGGTCGTTTACTGTGTCGTATATCGTGCGAATATTATTCACGACCTCTTCAAACACATCAACGAAGTACCTTTTATCGGCCATTTTTCAATTTCTTTAATGCTTTTCTGAACTTCATATCAGTTCGGTATGATTTCCATTCGCTTATAATCATTGGTATAAATAGATATAGGAAACCAACCATTGTTAATATTATACCTATAAGCGCTATTACTATCACTATTTTCATAAGTCAAAAGAATTAACTGAACCAATATAAGTGCATCTCCACGTAGGATAAATCTCTATATTTTGATTCATGAAGTAAAAAAGTGAATTATAGTATGTGTAATTATCAATGTGATAACCTAAATAGCCATGTTCACCGATCAACTCCTTTAATTTGAACCAAGCTAAAGAAACCTTATTGGTTATGTCGGCCGGGTCGCTATGTTCGTGCTTTGACTTAATTTCACCGGTTGTGCTGGTATGGCTAACAGAGTGCCGCATGTAATGGTAGTATACATAGTAGGCTATAAGGCTTATCTTTTCGGTATTTATAAGACCATTCCATCGGTAAGTAATGTCGTTTTCAATAAACTCTTTGCCTTTGATAATGTCGAGAATATTTTCAGGTGTTGCGGGTTCATCTTCGGGATTATATGCTGCAATAAGAGTGTATATATCCATCCCAAACAAACGTATGAGCAATTCTTTCTCATACCGGGCAATGAACAAATCGAGGTTATCGTATGTCTTAGCTGGTATTGAAATGTCGCCAACAAAATATGTCTTATCAATTAATGGCATTACTTCTTTTTCTTTAGGTTTGCAAGGCTCTTCGGGTTCACTTCCTTCTTAGTAAGTTGAGTAGGCTCTTCGGGTTCACTTCCTTCGCTGAATTCCGAAATCCTGATAACAATACCGGATTGTTTCAAAGGCCAATAAAGAGTGGCCGGAAGCAACGCCTCCGAACCACTTTTATGATCTTCATAATCTTTATTAAATCTTACAACTACGTCCATTACTGTACGGGCTTAATAAGTTTCAACTCTACATTATCAAGTTTTATTCCGGTACCTACAGCATCATTTCCGAGAATTATCATTTCGAGCAACAAGTATCTGTACTTTGATATAATCACTTCATTATCTGTAGTGTCTTTAAGCGTAGCCATAGATTTGAAAATCGTTTTAACATTGCTGGTAGTAATGGCCGCACTTGTTTGGGTTGTAATAGAAGCCCATGTATCATCCTCGAACATTTTGCCAAGCAAATTTACCGTTACAGTCGTGTCGGCACCTGCTATTGTATCCATTGTAATTGTGCCATACCATTCATACGGCCAATCTTTATTAGTCAGAAATGGAATCCTAATAGTGTCCTGCAAAACGCTCAAAGTATCTCGGGCTATGCCTGTGTACTTCAAATAAGTGCTTTCACCTTTGAAGGTTTGAAGCCCTTTGGTTAATAATTGGGCGTTAAGCGTGAAGCCAAGCATTAACGCAAAGGAAAATAAAATGTATTTTTTCATCGATTTGATTTTTAGTAATTAAAGTAAATATGAGGGGAATTTCACCCCTCAATTGTTATGCTTGTACTTCTTCGATACCTGCCAACACGTTGGCAATATCATCGTAGATAAATGCCAAAGTGTCAAGTGTACGAATGTAAGTATAGAAACGGCCTTCACCAACCATTGTAATCATGTTGTGGATGAATTGGTCGTTAATCCAACCCATGGACACAGCATAGTTGACATAGTTAACGATGTTCAGCTTCGAGAAGTCCCCGATCAGAATCTTTCCTACAGGTATCTTTGTACTTGCGATTACCTTAATCCCTACCAAAGTACCTTCGGCAACTTGGTTTAGTTGAGGAAATACGTAATTACGATCATCCTGTTTAATCCTAAGCGCGTTCATATCGGCAGGGTTAAGATATACTACATTAGGCAAGTACTCAACATCATCGGTATGGTTAGCCGCAATCTGAATTTGGTTCGAAGCGGCCACAATTGCATCATAAAGATTAGGAAGAGTTTTCTTATCTGCTGTCCAAGTACCTGCAACGAAAGCAGGGGCAACAGAGATCACATAATCAATTATGATAGATTGACGTTTCAGTAAATACTTTTGAAGCAAATACGATTCAGCAATACCTTGTAACTGTGGTATATCTGTAAGAGCCTCATCCGAAAGAACTATACAACCCGCAACCTTAGTCGGAGTTAACGGAGTAGTTACCCATGTGAAATCTAACTGCGGTTTTTCAGCACCTTCGAGTACTATTGCAACATCACCTTCCTTCGGTTTAAAATCAGTATAAGCGAATGTTCCTTTTGCTGAACTGGTTACGGTTGCATAGTCTTCGATGAATGGCATCCGTAAACGAATATCATTGAGTTCATCTGAATTAATCACACCAAACAACGGACTAAGAGCCGATGCAAGCGTACCATTTGCGGTTGTAATGTCTGCTACTGCCTTCTGTTCGTAAATGTCAATCATTTGGCCTTTACGATTTGGCAAAGTTTTCAGTTCATCGGCTTTCGCTTTAAACGCTTCGGCCAACTGGTTTGGGTTCTTAGTTTTAATATCGCTAAGTTTTTTTAGTTCCAAACCCTGTAATTCGATAGCCTTTGTTAAATTCTCAATAGACTTTTCTTCAAGTCCAAGTTTGGTCATTTTTTCAGCGAATTTTGCTTCACTCATTAACCCAGCCTGAAACTTATCAATTGACTGCTCTAGAGATTTACGAATCCCTTCTTCGATCTTTTGCTTTAACTCTTTGGCAAGTTTTTGCTCATCGGTTGAACCTCCACCTTCTTCGTCTACGCTCTTAATGGCGAACATAAACGGCATGAATAAGGCCATAAGGAAGCCAAACAATAGGCTCCTACCTGTTTTTTTCTTGTTTAAAAATAGATTTTGCATCCCTTTAGTTTTTAAAATGTTCGATTAATTTATTTATGTCGATCTTTTTCGGAGTGGTTGCCCGGCTCTTGGGAGTGGTTATTACCGGCTCCTGATCTGTTTTTACACTCATTGTTGGTGTTACCCAATTGCTACCAAGTACTACGGCTGAACCCTCTACAACCTTGGCTTCTTTAACCGCCCAAAAGTAACCCTTTTCTTCGGCAGTTTCTTTGTTGGCTACTAAAGGAAAATACTTTTGCCATGCTTCATATTCTGCACCGTTGTTCTCATCGTTTATGCAAAGGGTTAATTGTACATATCGCATCCCAACTGAATGGTTTCGTACATACCCTTTTGAATATTGCTCAAACATGAAAGGGTTACGGTTGCTTTTGATAGTCGAATCAAATACTAATGCCTGCGTTTGGCCTGCGAAACTTGCTCCTAATTCTGACCAGTTGTATGTCTTTACAAAAGCTTTTAAATCAGTTGAATCGGATATGATATTTTTAAATTCTAGTTCGTGTTCTTGAACGTGGAAAATCATACGGTTTTCAGAAAGTGACTTGTCCCAAATACCGGGTATATGAACGTCATCGTGCGAATCCATTAAGTTTGTCGTGTTAATTACAATGGTTGCAATGATTTCACCGGCCACAACTACGCTGCCATTCCCATCGGCCTTGTTGATAACCTTCAAATCGTTTGGCAGCTTAAAGGAAATACAGTCCGCTTTTTTTAATACGGCTTTCTTTTGAGCCTCTAACCTTTTTTTGTTGGTTACAAGCCAGTCAAAGAGTTCTCTCTTTGTTGCGAATTCGGGAATCTCAATCATTTCCGTATAATTTGATTTGTTGCCAATGCCTTTTTCTTTTCTTCAATGGATTGCTTTAAAGCTGCTTTCTTGTCTGCAATCTCATCAATGCTTTCTTTCAATGTAATTGTACTCATAGCTTATATTTTGAAAGTTCTGCTTTTACCTGATCTAAACTAATTGCTCCAATCTGTAGTAGATTTGCTAAAGCCTCCCCAATTACTTTGATTGCTTGCGCGCGTTCCATAATGTTCTCTTGGAATACCGGAAGATGGTCAAATGTCCCGGTTAGTTTCCAAGTGTTATTCCCTTCGGGGTCTATGAAGTTATTATAAGCATCAGTCAATTCATTAACAGACGGAATAATTGTATTCTGATACATTGCACGCTCTGCAACAATCTTGTTCTCGTAGGTTGAATTAACGTCCATTAATTCGAATGGGGTACCTATTGCTCTACAAACAACTTTAGTATCATCTATTACCTCTTCGAATAATTTCAATTTATTAATGTCAACAATCGTTTCAGAAAAACCAAGTGTAAGCCCTGATAGAATAAGCTGCAACTTACTTCGACCGATACCGTACTGTTTTAAGTTAGCTTGCAAATCATCCTTTTCCTCTTTCTTCATTGGAACCTGTCCGGCTACGTCCTTTCCTCTGTTCGATAATATTCCAACAGGCATTTTGCGCAGCATATTGCGACCTTCGTATGCTACACGTATGTTTTGCAATGCCGGTGTAATTGAAGCGATTTTTGATGTGCCGTATAGGTAATTGCGCCTTAAATTGTTATTCTCTGACTTGTCAACCTCATAGTTTACCCTATTATCGTTTAGGTGGATGAGGTCTTTAATATCAATCGGAAGGCCGTTTACATCGTTATCCTCTTTAAAATAGTACTGTATATCTTTAGGCCGTTCAGCTTCCAAGAAAAAACGCTTTGTTTTTGTTGTTATGTACATGCACTGTGGAGGAAGTGAAAACATTCCTTTAAATGAATCAGGCATGCCAACAGGTCGAAGAAAGTATATGTATTCGTTCCCGAAAATTTGCCTGAACAAAGAACGCTGTATCATAAATTCCTTTTGCCCTTGGAACCAATTCGGACGTTTAAGCACATCAATAATTGGGGCTTTCTTTTCTACTGGCTTACCTGTCTGTTTATCAACTATCTCGAATTTAACCATGCTTTCGCATCTTGCCCGATAGTTAATTACGGCATTCAGTTCAGGTATTTCGATAAAGTCTCTAAGGTATTGGGCGTATGATTGGTTACCCCAGAAATCGGAAGGGTTTTCCCCGATTGAATAAAACCATGAATTGCCAAACTTTTCGGCCTTCATGTAACCCATCGCATTGAATAAATTTGAAACTATTGACAAGGCGTTTATGTTTTGTCAAATGTACAAATTAATTGACAAAGTGCATATTTATGTCGATAAATGTATAAATGTATGTCTTAGCCCGTGGATTTTTGATATTTTTATTGCTCTAACGAAAAGAAATGGGTGTATACTCCGTACCTTAATGCCGCAAGTAAATGCCATTTTCGAGTATCTTCAACCGTGTTTGTGATAATGTCGCCAACAGCTACCCATCTATAGTGGTTTTTTTCATACTGTAGGTTCTCATCCATAGCCGTATAGTAGACTGTGAATTGCTTTATCTTATTAATTCCGTACCATTCCGACCGCTCGCCTTTGATAGCTACGTTTACATCAATACCTATTCTTCGAAGCGATGCAATTGCAGCCGGGTCAACTTCGCTATAGAATGGTTGACCGTTTTGCCATCCGTTTTTTTCTAGTACCTGCTTAATCTGCCATTCATCCATCCCTCCAAGAACATAGCAGCATTCACGTATATAAAGCGAACGAGGTTTATTTATCCCGATCTTTATTATGGCTGTTTTACCTGCTGTTTTACTTGTCCCGTATCCGTAATCTATGGCCCAAATTGTTTCGGAGAATCCTTTAGGCCACTGATCGATTGGAAGGTTTACCCAATTGGTATATATTGAGGCTTTGAGTTGACCTGTCAACCCCCTGGCGTACACTCTCCACAATTCAGTGTCTTCTATTGATTCAATCTCGTTGTGCTGTGAAGTGGTTAGGAATGGGTTGTGCCTATGGTCTGTAATGAATAGCCGTACATCGGATTTCCCAATTAACTTATCATGAGACCAGAATGTCTGTGTAGGATTGTAATCGATTATACGCTTTGCAAATGGCTCTAGGTTTGTTCGCATGGCAAGCTGTTCGTAAACTTCCCACTTCATAAAATCGGCCTCATTTACATAAAGAACGTTTCTCTTTGCTCCCTTGGCATCCTGCTCATCGGCTATCGATAGGAATTCAATAAGTGAACCATTATTAAATGTGAATATCCTATCCGATCTATTGTAATTCAATACCTGATTCTTTATCTCGGGTGTTGTGTTAACAATTCTAAGCGCATCCCGTAACGCTCCTTTTTTGAGTGCAGGAATGTCCTCTCCTACTACCGTGCTTATGAGGTTTGGATATTCAGTTGACCATGTAAAAATGTTTTGAAGTGCCGAAAATGTCTTGCCAGACCATTGGCCGCCCTGTAGTACGATAGTCTTTTCTTCGCAATTCCTAATAAGATCGTAAAGGGGGGCGGTTTTCATTTCTCTATCTGTACATCGTTCTCATCACTGGCGATTGGTGTTTTGACTTGGATGACTTCAACAACCATCTTGTGATCGGTTATTTCTTGTTTGACTTCCTGTTTGTCGACTAAGCCAAGTTCACGTGAAATTATATTCGCATTTAAAAGGTTACCACTTGCGCCCTGAAACTTTTGCGTAAATATAGTTTGCTCAATATCAGCTATGACCGTTAAGAAATCTTTATTCTCTTCTTTTAAAGTTGACTTAAATACCCGAAAATAGGACTCGTCACAATGAAGGTAGAAACATAGTTGCCCTAGTGTCATTGCTCGCATTACAGGCAATTGTTTTGTGGTTATTTTACCTTGGAATGCAAATGCCTTTGTTTCTTTCAATGGATTTTTTTCTGCCCATTCGAAATACTCACATGCAGCCTCCCATAATAGTTGAGGGGTTTCAAATAGTTTATCCCTGCCGTGCTTTGATCTTAACTTCCAAAACTGGTTCCCAAGCGGAGCGCTCATATTAATTAATTTTTATAGTAACCTGATAATATTTTGTTCCATTAGGGGTACGACTATAACCAAGTTCTATTTCAGAAATTGAACAATTATTGTCCTCGTTAAACTTTTCAAGACTTACAATAATTTCGTTTTTTAATTCTTGGATAGTCATAGTATAATTTTTAATTCTTCGTTTGTGAATGAAAAATAAAGGTTTTGGAGTTGGTGAACGTATTTTATATTAAGACATGGATAATCAAATATAAAAATCTTAAAATCAACTCCTTGATCTAATAATTCTATGTATTCTACAGAAATATGTTTAAAATATTCGTTCCCATCTCCAAAATATCCAAACCCGGCTTTTAATAACCATTCTTCGGTAAGAGTAATAGGTTTAAAAGGTATGGGATGAAAACCGTAATTTCTAATCATTACGAAATCTTCAATATCTATTCTGCGAATCTTAGGATTGCGCAAATCGAATATATCTTCTACAATGTTTTGTAATCTAAGTTCGTTTGCTTTCATTGCTTTTTAATGTTAAACCCAAACTTCTTCGCCTGTTTCAATAAACCTAATCAAAGTTAGGCCTGTTGATGCATCGTAATCTATGATGTTATAATTGCATCTTTCTGGCTTTTTTGACTTGAATGCTTTGAGTAATCCTGTTATAAATTTTTTCATTTTTTTAAAGTATAAATTTTAGTTCCTGATCGTTTCCGTTGCTATCCCGTAATAAAACCTTTTTACCTGCATTTGTTTCGGTTAAAATAGATTTAGCGATTTCCAATGAGTTCGAAACAACTACCGTTCTATTTTCATTTTTCATTAAACGGATTAATTCATTTACGTTTTGAAAACTTCTATCACTTAAGTTCATTGTTACTCGTTTCATTTATTAGTATTTTGAAGTTCCACAGATCGAATCGGATTGCTTACCATTTTCGAATTTATCGAAGTCCTCGCATGATTTACATGGTTCTCTATGTGGTGGTAAATGGGAATGTGTGCAATTCATACAATTTATAACTATTTCACATAAATATTCATTTATGAACTTCCTAACCTCGTTCTTTTCTAAATTGCTTGGTAGCTCATCAATGATATGCTTTATACTGCCAACTGCTGTGTTTAGTATTGATAGGTTCATGGCTTGTTTCCGTTTAAATGACAAATATTTGATCACAATTGCTACAATGGTACTGTGTCCAGTCGATACCATGCATTACTTCTTCGGTATTAATTGATAGGCACGTTAGGCATTGGGCTTTCATTCATTTACTTTTTTTAATTCAATAGATACTGGTAGGCCATAAAGCCAAAATTCTCTTTGACCTGATTTATCAAAAAATTTTTCGCACTTAAGTTTAAAGTTATATTTACCATGCTTTAGTGTGAATTCATTCAAAAGTCCATAGATGGAAAATTCTAAATCTTCGACCTCATTTTTTAACGTCATTTCTTCGTTAATGACTGTAATATAATCGATTATATTTTCGATATATACTATCTTTTCTTGTTTGGTTAAATCTTTAAATGCTTTCCTTTTCATCGTGGAGCTGTGATTTTGATGTTTTTAAAAATAAGTAGGTTATGAATACACCAATTATACACATTATGAAAAAACATATTGATAAGACGTAAAGATTTTTAGATAAAGCAATCAAACACATTACCCAAAAACTAATTGATGTTATTCGCATGTTTCGAGAGACTCGAATAATCCGTTTTTGCTCATTTTCAAAGTAGTTCGGCTCTGTAACATCATCCAAGGCAATAGTTACGGAATTCTTCGAATAGTGAATCTTTCCGATTGCCTTCGAACTATCGATTTGCAGGGGTACAATTACCTTTTTCATCCTTTATTGGTTTTTGAGTTAATGGCCTGAAAAGTTGGCATCCTTCGCAATCTAAAAACCCTTCGCGCTTCTTTGTCTGTTGGCAATAGGCCACATTCAGGGTATTGATTATGTTATTACAGGTTTCTCGTATCATCGCTTGAAGTTATCGTTTTGCATCTTTACGTTTAGATATTCCTTTACCCTTGCGCCCAATGGAATGACTATGTAACCCTTCTTTGTATACTCGGTTTTGTTCTTTTTGCCAAAGTTAAGCGATAGGGTGCAGGCTTTTAATTCCGGGAATAGTTCCTCAACCTTTTTCCGTCCTGTACAGGTGGCAAATTCACCTGTTTTTGTGTTGGTTACTGTGTAATGCATGCGCAAATATAGTTAAAATATGTCTTGGCTCGTCATTTATTAATATAATTTATTGAAAAAAGGGGTTTTTACGCCCCTGTTTTCCTATTCCGGTTCTTCCTCGGTGTCCTCTTCGTTATCTTCCTGCTCCTTTACTTCCTCTTCTTTTTTGAAAAGAGATAGTTCGGACTGTTCGAAATCGCTGTGCTTGTTTTCGTAAATGTACTTGTAGGTTTCTTCAATGATTTCATCTACTTTTTCAAGTAAATCCTCTTCAAAGCCATAAGTACTTGCACTAAGTTGAATGGCAGTAGTACAACGGCCGGAAATCTTTTTGCTTCCGTCAATCTTCTTGTACTTGATTACGCACTTTCTGGCCTCATCTTGGCCGGAAATCGAAATACCTGTTATCTCAATCTTACTCATAGCCTGAACAGTCATGCCTTCGGCTATCTTGCTTAGCGTGTCGAGATTGTTTATACCTGCCTGTTCAGCCGTTGTAACCATTAACCGAAAGTCGATTTCTTCCGTTCTTAGTACCATCGGTTTGAGCGATTTGAAGAGCCTCATCATGTCCTCGTGTACATTTAGAGTTCGTTTCATCTTAAACTCATCCGTTTGACCATCGTTCCCGATTGGGTAGTAATACTCATATTCAATGTAAGCACCGCCCGAATTGAGTGTCTTAATTGATTTTAAATGGAAGTCTTTAAATTGTGGTTTAACCATGTTTTTACTTTTTAAAGTTAATTATAATTAAGAATTACCGGAACCGGAACCGTAACCGTCACCGGAACCGTAACCGGAACCGTCACCGGAACCGTCACCGGAACCGTCACCGGAACCGGAACCGGAACCGTAACCGTAACCGTCACCGGAACCGGAACCGTCACCGGAACCGTCACCGGAACCGTCACCGTAACCGTAACCGGAACCGTAACCGTAACCGTCACCGGAACCGTAACCGTCACCGGAACCGTAACCGGAACCGTAACCGGAACCGTCACCGGAACCGTCACCGGAACCGTCACCGGAACCGTCACCGGAACCGTAACCGTAACCGGAATTTATTATTGTTTCCATACAGGTATATTTATTAAAATTTCCTTCGCTTTGTCTGTTATAAAGTCAAATTCAATACATTCAGTAAGAATTAACTTTTCAATTTCTATTGGAAATTTACATTTATCAGGTTTACTTGTCCCCTCTGTTGATAACTGGCTCAACGAAGCCGCTCCTTCCCAATAATACACCCGACGAGCCTTTAACATTGTGCATTCTTTTCCATTACGCTCTTTAACGTAACCAAAAAACACACCGGCTGAATAAGTTCTAACCATGCAGAAGTCCATGCCGTCCAATTTTTCTGCTAACTTATTAGCTGAATCTTTTGGCACATACTTAACTCCATTTACTTCAATTTCATTGATTTTTGTTTCCATGCTTTTTAAATTAGTTTAATTTACTTGATATGATATTTAATTTATCTCTTTTTTTGTGACATTCCCTACCTTCAAGAATGATGTTATCCAAATCCCATGCCTTTTCACAATATCCGTTCTTTTGGCAAGTGTCGACAGATACTATGTGCGCACAATCAACAGGCTTGCAATCGTTTCTTAAACATGTTTGGCATGTAATGTAACCGTATCGTACTAAATTCTGTATGATCTTTTGCTCTTTGGCCTTCCTTACTTTTTTGTCTATTTCAGCCTTGGAAACGCGTTCTCCTGTACTTGTTTTGAAGTAGTTCATTTTATTGGGCTTTTAATTTCTATTTCAATAAATAAAAGGCAAATTAATATGTATGTATCTGATACATACAATCCAATTAAATCGCCTTCAAATGATTTTTCTTTACCCTGAATATCAATTTTCAGTAAGTTAAATCGAAACCCGTTATAACTTGTATATTCCAAGTTTACAATTGTAATTTCTCTTATTGATAGGTTTTTAAGAAATTGAAGTGCTTTCATTCTATTGGGCGTATTCGTTTTGTTAATTCTTCACATTATTATACATCACAAACATCAGAACAATTTCCCCAAATTGATAATTGATTTTCATTGAAATCTACCTTATCAAGAGGTATTAAGCTTTGATGTATAAATATTTGATTTTTAATTCCTTTTTTAGATGAATCTCTTATGCTATAATCAACATTTACAGCATCTTTAAAATCGTTAGGGTCGTTTTTTTTCAAATCAAGCCAGTTTGCATCTGAATGAAATGGACAAAATTTGCAAGAAGACTTAACCGGCATAGGTAAATTATTATCCGCATACCAATTCATTAAATCGTTTCTTGTTTTCACATTATCTGTAAACTTAACGCACTTGCCGTCTGGGTATATTTTATAACCGCAAAATGGGTATACGTTTATTTTCCATTTTTCTTGTGGTATTCTCATCCTACTCATTTCATCAAGTGTAATCCCTTGCCATATTTCAGTTATAGGAAATCTTTTTTTGCCAATATCTAAAATATCTCTATACTTTCTATTTACTTGAGATATTTTATATTCGTTTGTGCATTGTCTTCTAAGCATTCCAACGTCTTTTCCGCTTTTAGTAAAAGCTGGGATTGAAGCAAATCTATTGTTTGTAGAATTTTGTTGGTTTAATAAATCTTTTTCAAGATTCTTATAGGAAGCGACATGAAGTGGAATTCCGTTATTTTCTTCCTGCCACTTTATCATAAAATTATAGTATTCAAGTGTTTTTGTTTTTTCGCCTCCTGTGTCTGAAAATATAGCCAAATCCAAGCGGTCGTAAACTCCATTTGAACACATATAGTACAATGCTGAACTCTGAACCCCTACTCCGAGCGACAGTATTTTATTCATAGCAGCGATCTTAAAAGGTTAATCTTTTCTTTGGTTTCACTTATCAACATGTTTTCAACATTGAAGGATTGCTTGTTGCGAATCTTGTACGACTTCGCGCCTTGGTACGTGGTTAGCTTTTCTTCTAGTTCTACGATCTTGGATAGTAGTCGCCTTCTTGTTTTACCCTGTAGTATTTTCATTTTAAATTTATAATGAGAAATTGGCAATTGAATATATTATTTGCTTTTCATCCTTAATCATTCCTATTGATATGCCTTGGCTTATGAATTGCTCAATTTTAGTAATCTTTTTTAATTCGGCGGATGTAGCTAAATTTCGCATACCCGTTAAATGCCTACCAAAAACCCGTTCATTTATAGCAATTGCATACTTTTTATAATCAGGGTTTTGAACTATTTTTTTGATAGATGTATTCATTGGTCTAAACTCATCTCCAGCCTCAATCCTATCGAAAATTATGCTATCAGTTATAAATGAAATAACCTTAGCATATATCATAGGATTTAATTCTAATGCAATTGCTACCCATATATAAGGATCACACATTACTGTTCTATTAGATGCTTTCCCTGTAGTTTTCCAAACTTGTAATCCTTTTAACACTTTTGTAATTCCTTCATTTTTACACATTCCAATAAAACCCGAGATTTCCGTTTTTATAATATTTCTATCCTTTAATAGATAATAAATACGTTCTTGCATTTTTGAACCCTGCATTATAGATGAAATATCGAGATTACTCCACCCATATTGCCACCTTGCTATCTCATAAGATTTTTGAAGTTCAGTAAGACTTAAAAAACCTGTTTTTGTTTCTTGCCTAATAGTGATACCGAATAATTCTCGGTCTTTACTTTTCATTACAATGTTCGTTTCCATATCTTATATTGTTTTTTACAAAAGTACACATATAATTTTATGTTATGAGTAATATTGTAAATATAACTACTAATAAAATCCCACTTCCCTATAAAATTCAACAAAGTTTTTGTCATCCAATGTTAACAGAATAACATCGAAATGTACCCGTGCATGCTTTTGAACAAATGACATATAAGCAGCAAATTGCCCTATTTCTCTATCGGCTGTTGAATAGCTTATAATTTCAATGATTGTGTCCATTCCTGGAAACCATCTAAATTCCTTAATCAATGGCTTTATTCGTGTCCAAAGTTCGGGTTTTAGTATTCCGGTTATGTATTCGTCATCCTTCGGTAAGCCTAGAGCCCGATACTGGAAGTGTAATTCGTTTTTGTCACGGCCTGTTTGCTTTGAAATAGCGTTTATCCAAATCCAATACAAAGAATTTTGATCGAGATTTCGCTTCATCTTTATTTCCCGAATCTCAACCCATGCCTCTTTTTCAATCAGCTTTTCGAAGTACTCACGGGCTACTTGAACTTTGTATTTGTTTTTTAGGTCGAGTTTCATGACTATAGTATTTCTAAAACTATAAATTGTTTATCGATCGAGCGGCATGAATTATAATCCCATATATACAAATGATCTTGCATAATTCCGATCGTTATTCTTTCGATTGGAACATCATGTTTAATCGATAGGCTTTCTAAATATGATTTAATTTCTGCTTTCAGAACCTCATCTACTTTTGATAGGAATGTATCTTTATCGGTCATGACGATCTTCGACTTTAATTATAATATTGCAATATTCAGCTATCCATTTGGTTTCCGTACCATCATTTGATTTTATATAAACTGAATTGTTATCCATAAAACCATAATCAATAACCTCTGATTGACCTTTATGCCATTCTTCCCCAGTAGGTATTCTAGGGGAAACTATATCGCCTTTTCTTAATCCGTAAAATCTAGTCCTAGATTTATTTCTATTGTCTATTTCTGTTTTCATTCTGCTAATATACTATTATTTATCGAATATTTATATACTAAACGGATTTTTTCTTACTTCTTTTACTCGAATTTCTGAAATTACCCAAAGTCTGTCGTAAATTATCTTGTGTCTCATGAAGTGCATTATCAAAATTGCATCCGAAGTATTTAGGTTCACGCGCAATTGTTTGTAGTGATCCTGTGCGATGTCCTTAAATCGGCTTTTTCGTACCTGCCTTGTTTCATCCTTCATGCGAATTTTAAGTTCTTTCTGCCAAGTTGCGGGGGCAATTTCAATGTAAGGGAATTTTCGAACCTTTATAGCAGATAGCAATTCTGCATATTGGTGTAACATCTTTTGAATTCGAAACTGTTTACCGCCTTCGCTGTCTCCAATCCACATTTGAACCTTTTCAATGCAAATTACTGGCAGCTTGCAAATCTCTTTTTGATAGTCGAAGAAATCTAATAAATCTTCGAATGTTTTCGGCATTTTCCACGCTTCGACTTTGTCAGGTGTCCACTTAGCTATTCCTCCGCCAATGCCGGGGTCAATTCCTAGGATTTCACGGGCTATTAGGGTTTCGTTTAAGTCTGTCATTGCTGTTTTTTTAATTTTAATCCAAGAACTAAAGGGTCAAAGTAAAATACTGGCGCATGAAATCCGCATGGGCACCATATACTATAAACGTCTTCATACCATTCTGGACTATGCAATTCATGTCCGCATTCTTTTTCTAAATGAGAATAAGGGCATTCATATTTACTGTAATCTATTTTTTCAATCATTGGATTCGTTTTTATTTGTAACCTGAAATTCGATAACTGATCTAATTTTTTTTAAAGTATTCAATTCCCATTCATTGGATATTCCCCATGCAAATGTTATTGTAAGGCTGATTATTACCTTAACAATCGTTATTAAAAAGGCTAGTGCAATCCAAGGAATCCAAAATATAGCTACGATAATTTTAATGGTGTATTTCATATAGTTAAAAATTATGTTAGTTACAATTAAGTCCATACACTCCAACTATCTTCGTCAATGAACCAACCTAATTGGTCTAATTCAATTCTGTCATTTTCATCTGTTACCCATTCATCTGCACCAAACCATAATTGATCATGTTCGGAATTAATACCATAAGAATCTTTTTCATCTTCTGGAATGTACTTTGCGATAATATTTACCCCTTTTACAAAATTTGAATTTTTCATTTGATTTAAAAATTAGGTTTAATATCAATTTGTTTTATGTGTTTCTTTTAAAAAATAGTCACTTACTTGGTTAATCATCCCTTGCATTGTTTCAATAGCTTTATCTTCTTCCAATTCTCCAAGTTCATCGCGTAGCAATAAAAGAAGTTGCCCACATGCCCCAATAAATGTCTGTCTTAACTGCTTCTTTTGCGTATAATGCATTTCTGATTCTTTTAACGCAACTCTTTTTAAATAAAGTTGGTATTGGTTTTCTAAATTAAAATTATCCATAGCTATTTATATTAAAAATTAGGTTTATAAAATCTCTACTTCTTTGGTTCATCAGGACATCCTTTAATAACATTTGTCAAACACATCCAGCGTTCAGCCGAACTTCTAACGCTTCTTAAACCTTGTACAGGACAGTCGTGCGGGTGAAAACATTTGTATTCTTTACAATTATTCACGTCTGATACCCACACGCTTCGTGTTTTACCGGCAAATTTTACTTTGATTTTTCCGCTACTCATATTCTAAAAATTTGGTTTCTCAATCTTACTCTTCGCCTTAAATAATTCCGGCTCTGTTACTTCAAAATCTAAATCAATTTTCGGCAATCCGTACTCGTTTATCAAAAATCCAATCGGTTCGAAATCTATCCCTCTCATATCTCTAGGCTTAATTATCGAATATCCGTTGAATTCTTTACTTTTCTCTACCTCGATGATACTTTCGGCCTTGTTCTGTATTTCAGTGCCTAAATGACCCCTTAAACCGCCTTCATCGCCTTTATTCAAATGTAGGATAACATTGATATGACAATTATAGTCCTCTGTCCACCTCATCAACTTACTTGTTATCTCTGTGGCCTGCGCCTCATCGTTTATACTTGTAACTAAATCTCGAATACCATCGATAACAACAAAGCCCGGGTTCTTTACGGTTCTGATAACATAATCAATGTATTGGATTCTTTCAAAGGTTGTAAGCGATCGTAAGGCATGCACCTGTAAGTTATTCGGTTGCTTTTCGTAGCCGCATAGTCTAATTATTCGGCTGTTGTTCATCGCTGCATCATAGCGGCCTTGCTCGGTATCAAAGAAAATATTTGTCCGGCCTTCGCATTTACCGATAAACGTATGCCGAATATCGTTCATAATGCACTCACTCATGAAAATAGCCGATGCAAATGTTTTCCGGGATTTTTGGCGGCCAACCGTAGCGCTAAAGTTGCCAAATGTTCCAATCCTTTTTAGTCCTTGTTCCTGCCTAATCTCTAAACATGGGAACGGTTTAACCTCTTTTACGTCATAATTTATCAAATGTTTTTTTATGAGCGAATCAATGTCTATCGGCTGATCGACCCAATCAGGCAAGATAAGTTTACTATTTCCAGAATCCCGGCTATTTTCTAAGTTCTTCATTGTCGAAATCCTGTTTTAGTTTCCTATATTCCTTAAATGCTGCATTCAATTCATCCAAACTTACAGGAGGCCTATTTTCTGTGTGCCGGAAATAGTTCAGTATAATTATGCTATTGCGAAACCTATCCTGTGTCATCTTGGACTTTTCAGTTAATTGCTTCATGTGCTTAAGCAAGAAATCTGTGTCCTCTTTTTTCATAGTCAATACCTCAACCTCCGTAAACCCACAACACAAAAGAATTGATATAGCCCGATCTAAATCGGTATTGTATTCTGTTGAGTTTTCTCTCTTTGCTAACCTTGCATTTAAAGTATCTATGTAGGCTTCTCGTTCGTTAATGGCATTTACCAAATCCTCCAACATTTTCTTTGTTGCTTCCTTTTGGCCAAAGGTCATTTTTGCGGAAATCTCATGAAGGTATTGGCTGAACTTGGATAGCTTATTTTGAATTGGTATCATTAGAAATTAGGTAAATCTATTCTTGATTTATGTCCAATAACTATTTCAAACCCTATACAAAGTATTTTAAGTGTATAAGAATCTTCTTCATTACGTTTTTCAATCCAAATTAATGGAATTAAATCAATGTTAATTGATAAATAAATACGAAGTCTTTTAATTTTCATAATGATTAATTTTTAGTGAATTTGTCTATAAGCCAATTATTAACAGTCAAATAAAGATTTTTTTTACCTTGGTAATATTTCTTTGTGTTATCAATTGATAACAGAATTTGTTTAATGTCCTTTCTCTCAATTTTAGCTTTATTGTATAACTTATAAAAATCATCTCTACTTATCTGATTAGGTATAGATAGTAACCCAGATAATTTATTACCAGTTTCATTTTCTCCGAATAAGAATTCAATAAAACCTATGTACATATCATCTTCATCTAAATTAGCTATCTGTTCATCGTAGTATTTACTATACTTTACTTTACTTTCCTTTACTATACTCTTTTCTATTCTATTCTTATCTATATCTACAGCGTTACGTAACGTTACAGTATCATTACTTAATTCTAACTGTCTATGTTTCTGAACTCTTAATCTATTTTTTTCCCTTATTTTATCCAAAGCATCTACATTTTGATGCTTTTCCCAATTGCAAATACCAATGAAATTTTGATTGATTTCTATCATTCCAAACTTTTCAAATGAACCTAAAGCAAGTTTAATTGTAGAAATTGGACGGTTGAAAATAGTTGATAACATTTCGTCTGTGTAAGGCATATTTTCAGTAAGGTATATTTGACCCTTATCATTAATCTTTCCTGCTAGTGTTAGCAGCTTAATCCATATTACAAAGATTGCATCCCTATCAGGTAGGGAATCCAAAACTTTTATTTTCTCATCATCGAAAATATCCGTTTTAATTTTTATCCATGATATATTGGCCATATCTAATTTGATTTAAAAGTGGATTATATGATTGAATTAATCTTATTTCTTCATTGTAGAAGTTGTCACAATATTTAAAATAAATATGAGGGTTTGTATGATATTCTTTTCTTATAAAAGTTCTTTTTTCATGGCAGATTAACCTGTTTCTTAATGCAGTAGTACTACCTATATATAATATTTCTATAGGTTTAAATTTAAGACTAGCAAATAAACAGTATACACCTGGTTTATTAACTGGTTTAACAAAATTATTACCTTGTCCAGTACATGTTAACCAATCGTTTAACTCAATGTCAAAAAATTCAAATTGTTCTTTTTTAAACCAATCACTATACATAACACCAGTTATTATTTAATACCAGTTTTTTGAGGAAGTGGAGTAGGAAACTGGTTATAACCTACTCCACTGATAAGATACCGGCTTGCAATTCCGATAATTGCACAAATATACTCTTTATTTCGATATTATTGAATATACATCTTACTTTTTATTGTAACAAATGAATATTCCTCCGGGTAATCCTGAACGAATTTGTT